TGACATCAATGCCTGTGGCGGTGGTGGCGAGTTTTTCAGAGCCAGAATGACGAAGTGAAACGCTACCACCAGTTCCTAAATCTGTAAAAACAGCGTAAGAATAGCCAACTGAATCTTGTAACTGTAAATTTGAGCCTCTAATGTATAAATCGCCTGTACCCACATCACTAATAATACTATTCAACCCATCGTGATAAATCTGCAAGTCAGACCCAGCACCGAAGATAGCCTTGTCGTTGTCGCCAAAGGTCAGGTCAGTTGAAGACAACGCAACGACCCCTGTACCATTCGGTGCAAGGGTGATGTTACCGTTCGTGTCGGTGCTTGAGATGGTGTTGCCGTTGATGTTGATGTTGTCAACGTCTAGGTCACCTGTGATATTCGTTGTTGCTGTAATATTAACTGCACCAGTACCGTTTGGCGTAATGTTAATAGCACCATTAGTATCTGTACTGATAATAGTGTTACCATCAATGTTAATATTGTCTACATCAAGGTCACCTGTGATATTAGCAGAACCTGTAACATTAAATAATGTAGAGGTAAATGTGGTAGAGGCAGTATCAATGGTTACAGCAGTAGAGGCATCAATGTCAACTGTGGGGGCTACAAGTTCCAGTTCAACATCAGCATCAATATCAAGTTGACCATCTGCACTTGATACAATCTTAAGTGCAGTATCACGGAAATACATATTGCCTTGCAGGTACGCATCTTTGTAGAGCAATGCTGATGTACCCAAGTCAAGTGTATTTGTCGTCTTTGGTTTAACTTCAGTCGCACTTACAACAAGGTCTTGTACTGGACCAACAACTGTAATTGGTCCACCTTCTGCTGAAGTACCATCGTGCGTGTGACCTGTGCTGGAGTTAAATGCCGCTTCAATAGCATCATACTCATTGTCCAAGTCAGATGCGTTCACAATATTCCCATCAGCTATATTGTTAGCTACGTCTGCTCGTGTGTAACCTGTACCCATTTTAACCTACCTTCTGTCGTTTATACCATATTCTACTGTTAATGCATCCAGTGAGAATGGTGGGTCACTATTGTCTGAACTAAACTGAAATGAAACAGCAAACCCAGAACCTATTATTTGTCCTTCAAAAAGTTTTTGCAACTTACTACCATACGAAATTGTTCCATATGTACCTGTACCGTAAAATCCTACAACACCTGTAGTGTTTGCAAAACTAATTGGTGCTGGTTGTATAACATCCTGACCATCAAAGTCTAACTTCAAACTAACATCAAAGTTTACACTTCCTTGTGGGTCAGTATACAAAAACAACTTATAAAATGTCTTACGTACACGTGGGTCTTGAATTGGCAGATGAGGTGTGGCAAATGTAGTTTGAATATTGCTGCCATCAAAACTGTTGCCTGACTCCATCTGATACAAGTAGCCATCATCATTAGCAAAGAAAACTACTTCAGTTGTGGCATTGTAATTACTGTCAGCCACATATGCTCTTATACCACGTGTCTCTGCAAAACCTGTTCCTGAACCCCCTTGTTCAGCAAACTGTGTAGCAATGATACCTTGAGCATTTTCTTGTTTAATATTGTTATTATACCCAAGTAATCTGTATTGTGACTTTTCACGAATTATTGTGCTAGTATAAGATGTATTAGCAGCAATAAAGTTTGTCATGTTTTTTTGAATTGGTTTAGATATTGCCGCCAATCCAAAGTCACCAATTCGTTCAGTAGCACTTAACAGTCTTAAACCGTCTGGACCAAGAAATATAATGTCGCCACCAATTTCTTGTATTGTGTCACCTTCAATACATCCAATGTCTTCCGTAATTGGTTGTAAATTAAAATCTGCTACAGTATTACCAAGAAGCTGTTGAATGTGTCTCTCAGTAAAGATAATTAACTGCTGTCTGAATACAAACAATCCAGTAATTACACCGCCTACATCTATTGTTCCAGAACCATTAGCTACAGAAAATGAATCATCAGCATAAGGTGAGGTAAATGTAAGTGTAGTTCCTTTACCGAAAAATAGTGCTTTCTTAAACTCTACTACGTGTGTAGCACCTATAACATCTGTAGGTGCGCTATTTAATACTGTAAATGTTGAACCGTCATATAAAGCTGGAGCATTTGTTCCATCTACTATAGCAACTTTTTCAGTTCCTGTCAAGTTATATTTTGCAAATCTTGTTTTTACAGCACCTTCACGGCTAGTAGATAAAAATGTAAGTGCTGCATCATCTGCTGGGCTGCTGTCAAGTGCTGGGTCTATTGTTAGTGTAGCACTACCTGAAGTTACCGTTGCGTCAGCAGTTACTGTATATACAAGGTCAACACCTGCAATTTTAAATACATCACCTGCTTGTGGCGCACTAGTTAAACCGTCTACAATAAGACTTGTGCCTGTTTGACTGCCACCATCTACTAGTACCGTACCATAATTAGGTACATTTATATGTGTATAACCGCTACCTGTTGTAGAAAAAACGTCATCATTTTTTGCTACAATAGCTTGGTCTTCCCAGCTTGCTACACCTAATGCTAAATAGTTAGATGTCGTACTTGTAAATGTTACACTTGCTGCATTTGCTGGACTAGAATCTAAACTTGTAGTCAGTGTTAGTGTAGCACGATTATTCGTACCATCAAATGTAACACCAGCTGATGCTATTGTATATGTACCAGTTACGCCACTAATTGTAAGAGTGTCACCATCTTCTGGTGTGGTATGTATATTACCAATTACAAGTGTTGTACCAGTTTGACTACCACCATGTACAACTGGCGCACCATATGGTGGTATTAAATTGCTATCATACTTATCATATCCTTCAATCCTTCTGTAACCACCTTCAATAGAAGGTTCAAAGTTACGAAGAATACGTGCAGAACCCGGTGCGTTAACCCCTTGCTGTAAAGGGCTTAAATTTGTTATCAGACCACCACGAAACTCTACAGGATAAGTTTGCCATCTATCTACCATAATATTATCCTAAAGGCAGTCTAGCAAAACCAATCCTACCACCGCCACCAGTGTTTTGTGGAATCATGTAAGAACGCACATAGTGGTAACGATTAATAATCATTGAACGCATATGCTTAATGCCTTCTTCAAACTTTTCTTTTGCTACCAATGAGTCTTGTGTATTTCCACGGAAAAGATAAGCATAATGCATAGCACCATCAGTAACTACATGTTTAAATCGTTCTGGAATAACTGGAACGTCATCATACAATTCAAGGTCAACTGGTATACGATAATATTCATATACTAATGAATATGCTTTATCTGGTGCAGGAGTCATAATGTATTCAAGAGAAGGTGTATGCACAACTCTACTTGGAACACCTTGACCGTTTGTATCAGATGAGTATTCTTGTTCTACGTGTTTTTCAAGATACTCTTCATATGCAAGTGTAGGAAGTTTTACTGTAGCATTTCCAAGTGTACTATTTTCTTTAATACGAAAAGTGTCAAAGTCAATTACTTTACAATCAGCAGGAAAAGGATAGCGAGATACACCAGCTGTAAGTGTATCTTCTTGCTCTACATGATTAAAAGGCCATTCATACTCTGACTGATTAATATAGCGTAAAGAAGCATTGATAGCATCTTTGGCATGAGCATAAAAACCAGTAGCTGTACTAAAATTAGCTGACGTAAGTTCAACCTCATTTAAACGGCGATTGACTTCATTCACTAAACCTAGAAAGTTATATGCCATTTATTTCTCTCTAATTGCAATTTTAATAGTGCGTTCTGCTGTACTGCCTGTGCTATCTGTCATACGGCAAGTAAATGTGTATTCTCTATTTGTTACACCACTTCCTATATTAATAGTAGCTACAGTTGTTGTATTAGATTGTGATATATTTTGAATACTGTCCGTAACTGTACCACCTGATGCAGTTGTTAAGTCTTGCCCAGATGCAAGTGCAGTTTTACCAATCTCATCTGTTTGCACAAACCATGCAACTGAACTAATTGTTGCAGAGTCAAGAAAACGTGACCAATCTACACTATAATCAAGCGTCTCATCTGGGTCTTTGACAGGCCAACGATATGACATTAATATAACTCCGTTACATACACAGTGCGTTCAGCAGACGTTGTTTGTCTTTCTACATACACTTTTCTATTTTCAAACTCAATAAGCACCATTCTGTCACTTGGAGTTGTACCACGAGGAATATACACTTTCCTACTTTCAAATGGTATATCAACTGTTCTTTCTGCGGCAGTAGACATTATGCTGCTCTTGATATTTTAACTGTTCTAGCACGACTGTATTGATTTGCTACAGCTTGGAAATTAAATACTACAGCAGTTTTTGTAATTGTTCCCAGTGCTATTGTGCCTTGTACGCCTGTTAGTGCATGTGTATTGCTAAACGTAAAGTTATCGCCAACTGCGCCTGTAGCACTTACACTGTTTAATACTTCAGTGGGCTTTTCTTCAAGTGCATTAACAGTGCCTGTTGCTTGAACACCTGTCAGTGTAACTGTGTTGCTATGCTCAAGTGTTCCTATAGAACCT